ATAAAACCTCAACGTAATAATCTCTCTCACTTTCCAATCCAGTCAGAGGCGTAGTTTCTGCTTCATAGAATATTCTATCTCCAGTTCTGAATTCAGTATCAACTTCAAAAACAATTGTTGAAAAAGTGCCATCAGTGTCTACATCAGTTGTAAACCCAACAGAATTGGAAATTTCATACTGTTTAATAGATTTTGAAATTGTATAACAATAATCTGTAGTCACTCCAGATCTACCGGATGGTAATGAGTTTGACGCTACATATGCATATCCATCATCATCCAGATATACATTTTGAACATCTGAGGTTATTGAATCATTGCCAAATTCAAAAGGAACAGAATTGGTATTTGCCGTATTAATTTTTCTTCTTAACTCATATTTTGTAGATCCACTTGAATCGGGGTGTCCGGAAATATAACTTAAATTACTTAGAACTGCTCTATTATCTGTCTTATTAATCGCAGAAACTGTAGCATTATCTGCAACAATTAACTGATCACTTTGCCTAATAACTTGAACCAAATCACCAATTTTTAAACTAGATCTATCAATTGTGCTTGCTAATGTGAAATTACTAATATCAGATATCTCATACTTTGAAGCAGTGTTATAAATCCAAGAGTTTGCAAATGCTTCTTCATATGTCTTATTTTGCTCTGGATTATCAATTACTTTTCCAAGATGTTTTATTTTTATCTCTTCGCCTGGTTGCAAGTCTAAATTATCACTGACACTAATAAAATCTGATAAGATTCCATTTAATTTAATTTCTACTCTCTTAGTTAAATCTCCATTTTCATATCCATAGTAAATATCTTTTGATCTTACATCATCACCAACACTAATAGAACTAACTACTCCAGAACATCCAAAAAATTGATTCAATGATTTGGAAGTATATGTAATCGTGTTAATTCCACTTATGATAGATCCAGTTTGAGCAAATCCAACCGTAGAATCAACAGTAATTACAGAGGATCCGATAGAAACACCATTAATTACTTTTGATGCTGGAGTTACAACAAATTCACCTTGAATTGTTGGAGTGTCATCGTATCCAACAAATAAAAATAACTTATAGAAAGTTTTATTATTTCTGGTAAACTCTTCTACTTCAGATATAGATGCACTAGTAGAATCTTCATCTACTTTCTTAATAGTTTGTCCCGTTAAATTTCTTGGATTTCCGGAAATTGCTTCTGCAATAACAACATCTCTTCTGACATAATCTGCAAAAGATGGTTTGATCAAATAATCCTCTAGGTTAATAACCTTTGGAGTTTCATTGAATAATACATTAAAAAGAATTCTGAATGATTCTTCGGTTCCTTTTGATTGATATAAAGATTTAGATTCTTTTATAAAGTTACCAGCATTTAATGAAGATGTTAGATCAACGTCTTCAAGACCAGGTAAGAATGTATATTTCTGCTTTTTATAAAATTCTTTTAAAAATAAAGAACTTAGATTCTGAATTTTAGAATCAGATGCGTGCTCTTCTTGAGACGATGTGGAGAAAACTAATTCTTCTAATTCTAAATCTTGATGATAACTTGTTATTCCACTAAATCCACGTACACATCCAGTGAAACTATTTGATGTTGATCCAGTATATGTAATTATTTCATTATCAATTTTCAGGAGACCATATGATTGTGGAAATCCTTTTGTACTGGAAACATTAATTGTTGTATCATCAGTTCCTATCGCAGAGGATAGAGATGTAAAACCTACAACTACTTCTGGTGTTAAATTGTCAAGTTTTAGATATTGATCTAAATTATCAGCAAGATCTGTTGGACCTCCCTGATATTCCTGGGAAATATAATATTGCTTAAGGAAATCCAGTGCTTTTGGATTCTCATCCAAAATAAATTCTGGAAGATGATTTTCAATAACTTGTTGAATCTTTACCCTAGATTCAATTCCAGTTTGTATCATACTACTTTCTTACTAATTGGCCGTTTGAATAACTTGAAGTATAAAAATCTCTAGCAAATACCGTTCCCGATATTTCATCACCTGAAGATATCACATCTCTCACAATATTTATTGTGCTTTTTGAAATATTAAAACTCAAATAAAGGTCCTTCAAACCAATAACATCATTAGAATCTGGGAATGCTTGAATTTCTATAACATCATTTTTAACATCTGTTGATGTAATCACTAAAGGTCCAACTATTATCTCACCTTTTTCATAATCAACTGTACCTGCAGATTTTACGACAACTCTAGTATTATCATCATCAAGTGGTCTTACAATAGAAATAACTCCAGTTTTACCATCAGAATTTGGAGTATCTGTAAAATATACAGTGCCTTCTTCACCTGAAATTTTAAATCCTGTAGATTTTATATTAAACCCTTTAGAATTTACATGGAATCTATTGCCATAACATAATTCATAGTTTGCTAATTGGTTTATTTTAGCCTTTAAATCTCTTCTTATTTTGACCTTTGTTATATTAGAAGTTATTGCAGTATCAGTTTTATCAATAACTTGGAGAAGTTTGCTATATTTTAATCTTCCACCAAACTTATTTAAGTCTAAGGAGTTGGAATAATTTGTAAGAGAGTCTAATACCTTTGTCTTCAAAGATTCTACATTAGACACCTGGGAATAATCATAATAAACTGCAGAATCAATCTCAACGTAAAGTACCTTGAGATCAATTATTTCCTGATTGATACCAGAAACGCTATATTGTTTTAACTGGGATAATATTCTACTCTTATCAAAATCAGTCACAAAGGTTCCATTTTTTGGTTTTACACTAATTAAAACCGTACCAAATCTTGGTGGATCAAGTTCCTCTCCACCAACTATAGAGATAGACTCTGCATCGGGATATATCTTTTGTATAATTGCTTCGTAATCTCTTGCCGTGACCGCTCTAGACTGTGCCGAATAACTCTTTGGAGCATAATACTTAATTGAACTAAGAGACTCTATCTCAGACCCTCCCTGAGAGGACTGAACGGTTGTTATACTTACATTAGTTGGGGATATCAAATTATCTCCAGAGTCCCTTAAAACTCCCGCAAAGGAGAACTGTGAGGCACCGTTACCATTTTCACCATCGCTGACAATATAGTATGCAGTGATTTTTGATCCGTCTTCTAGTTTTTCACCGAATATCCCATCTCCAAATAACAATTCATATTTCTCATCTTGTATCTCTTGAAGTAAATATATTCTAGAAGTAGAATCAATATTTAAAATATTACTAACTAAACTGTATTCAACACCTAATCCAGTCTCATCATCCTTTGCAACAAAAACACTAAGAGTTGATGAGTCAATATATGGATTTCCAAGTACAAATTTTTGATCTAAAGAACCATTTACCGTAAATGATTTACTCAATAAAGTTCCTTGATTGACATTAATTTCAGTAAATGATGCAACACCATCGGTTACTGTAGTAGAAATATCCTCATACGTTGAAAATGTATATGTGGTATCGCTCGCTGATCCAACACATACGACCCCTCTCTTCAGCGTTAAGACGCTTCCATTACTTAATCCCGAAACATCAACGTCAAATGAAATCTTTGCTCTTGCAGAGGTTCTAGATCTTGGTACATATCCAATGTTTCTAGCCAAAGAAACAACATTTTGCCGAAGCGTTGCCGAATCTAAGAAAGATTCGTTGACAATCATATTTGAATTGAATGCCGTTATATAAGTGTTATATGCTAGAGTGTCAATTAATACTGAAAAATTAGAACCTTCAAAATCAAAGTCAGTGAAATTCGAATTTGCACGAAGATAATCTTTGATAGAAGTTCTTATCTGATCGAAATCTAGGTTTGAGAATTTTGTAAAAGGCATTTGATTATCGTGTTGCCTCTAAGAGGAATGAATATTCTTGTGTCGGAAACTCTTGACCAATGATATCAAATATGACAGTTACATTAAAAGTATTTTCATCCGTTATTGGATCTACTTCAATTACAAGATTTTCAATTCTTGGTTCAAAATTTGCAATTGCGGTCTCAATTTGACTCTGAATTACAGATGCCGTACCAAAATCAACAAATTCAAACAAACTACTTCTAACATCAGATCCCAACAAAGAGTTAAAAAACCTCTCTGTTGGGATAGTTTCGACAATATTTCTCACAGAACGACGAATTGCGTTCTCATTTTTTAATATTGGTAAGTCCTTTGTCACTGGATGTGGCTCAAAGGATAAACTAATATCTTTAAACGATCTGGATATCCTCTGAGTTGCCATTTTGACTAGAGTTTTCTGACTTTATTTATACTCTTATCCATAAATTGGTTCAGTCCCGTACTCCCAATCATCATAATCTTCGTCATTGCGAATTTTTTCGTGCAATTCGGACTGTTTTTTAAAATCATGACGTTTTCCTTTGTCATACATGACCTCAGAGAGTACTTTTTCTTCCGGATCATTCGTTCTTTGGGGTAGTGACCAATAATCAGTCATCAAACTTGTTGTTCCCCACATTGTTTTCATATATTCAGTGTCTCGGTCTACCGGTGAATTGCCCATTTTTGCTCCTGATTAGTAAAATCAGAACTTTTTGAGGGGTTGCTATCCCTATTTTTATTTATTTTCCTCATTTACACCTAAGTGTT